AGAGAGGCAAGCCCGGTATAAGGAGGACAACGATGGAACAAGCAATTATCGAGACAGAACCCAAAGACCTATTACCGGCGATTGCCGACAACACTCTCATCGCCATAGCGGAACAGGCCGAGAAGCGGGTTGATGCCATGAACAAGATCAAGCGCATGGCCTTGAAACTGACGAACCCCCATGACTGGGTAGATGAGAGTGGTCGACCTTACCTTCAGGCATCCGGGGCCGAGAAGGTAGCGAGATTATTCGGTATCTCCTGGCGGATCTCGGAACCCATAAAAGAGAGTGCCGAAGGCGGGCATTTTATCTACACCTATCAGGGCGAGTTTTCCCTGGCCGGGGCGACCATCGAGGCCGTAGGAACGCGGTCAAGCAAGGACGGCTTCTTCAAGAAGTACAAGTATCAAGGGGAAGGGGACGACAGGGAGAAGATTGAACTCCCCGCATCAGAGATTGACCCCGGTGATGTCAAGAAGGCAGCTTATACAAACCTCTTAGCCAATGGCATCACCCGGTTGCTTGGTATTCGTAACCTTACCTATGACGAACTGGCTGAGTATGCAGGGATTCAACAATCTCAGGTTAGCTCAGTCGAATACAAGAGCAGGGGCAGACCTTCCCCCGGGAAGTCTCAAAGCAAGCCGGTGGTGACTGACCCCGGTGCGCCGGCAAGCGAAGCCCAGGTTAAGGCTATCCATGCCATCTTGAAAGAGAGGCTAGGGATCGAGGACGAACTCGGTAAGATGCAGAAGGTGGCCGGTATTCTAGGACTCAAAGAAATCCCGACTTCCCTGGTGAAGTTGACTAAGACCCAGGCAAGTCAGGTGATTGCAGCATTGCAGAAGGAGGTGGGCAGTGATAGTCGAGAAAGTTCTGGAAGCTAAACAGGCAAAGATAAAGCAATGGCCCGTAAACGCCAATCGAGCAAGCGAACTCGGTCATGAATGTTTGCGTTATCTTGTCCTCAACCGTACCCGGTGGCAGGAGAAAGCTCTACACGATGCCAGGTTACAGATGATCTTCGACATGGGGAGGATGGTTGAGGACTTGGTTTATCAAGACCTCAGAGAAGCGGGGTTTACCATAGTCGAACAACAGCGTCCTTTCTCCTGGGCGAAGTATCAGATCACCGGCTCGATAGACTTCAAGCTGGCGATAGACGGCCATGTTTACCCGGCAGAAGTGAAGTCGGCCTCACCTCACGCCTTCGCTTCGATTAACTCTGCCCAGGATATGCTGAAGCACAAGTATCCTTACATGAGACGATACCCCGCGCAGCTCACTCTCTATCTTTTGATGGATGGTAAGGACAAGGGGGTGTTCCTTTTCAAGAACAAGTCCACCGGGGAACTCAAAGAGATTTGGCTGGACCTGGATTATAACTTCGCCGAGTCCCTTATCCAGAAGGCCGAGGCAATCAACAAGCACGTAGCTGAGGGGACTCTCCCAGCCCCGATTGAGTACAAGGAAGATGTTTGTGGCGAGTGCGCCTTCACCCACATCTGCCTGCCGGACAGGATCGGCAAGGAAGTTGAAGTCTCCGCGGACGTTGAACTATTGGAACTCGTCACCCGGTATAAAACCCTGAAGCCTGGCGCCAAAGAGTTTGACGAAGTGGACAAGAGGATCACTGAACTGGTGAAAGGCCGGGAGAAAATCCTGGTAGGGGACTACTTCATCGAGGGGAAATGGCAAGACAGGACTTCGTATGATGTCCCCAAGGAAGTCAAGGAACAATACAAGACGGTAACGCCTTGCTGGAAGAAGAACATTGTGAAGGTCTAATGTTTAACCCTGAAGTGACACTGCGGATAATAAGGCACAGTACAGGAGCCACGCCTTCCTTGTGGCGTTGCGGTCCCAAAGCGGTAGAACGCCGAATTAAAAGATGCTGTGCTGATAACCCCGATTGCAAGAAGGCTGACGAGTGCTATTACCAATACGTCAAGTTCGTCAATACTACAGAGAACCCGAAGGAACCAGATCGCGACAAATATAAGCGTCCTAAGCCATCAGTGGTCGAGACCTACAAATTACATGGGATAATACTTAATGAGGACATGGTGAGATGTTGAATACTAACCATCCTTTTCATCTCCTTTCTTTACATAGGTGGCCGGGCCGTCCTGGCCACCACTTTGAGGGGATATGAAATGAACAGAACGAAAATAGAGTGGTGCGATTACACAATCAATCCAGTCAAGGGACTTTGCCCGATGGCATGTCCTTACTGCTATGCTCGAAGACTATATAAGCGGTTCAAGTGGAATCCCGAGATAAGATTTGAGCCTGAAGCATTGCTTGACCTTGAAATAATACCAGATGGTAGCAAGATATTTATAGGTAGCACAATAGAGTTATTTCATGAAACAATTAGACCAGATTGGCTTGATTATATTTTCTGGGTGGCTGAGAAACGCCCTGAAGTTATATGTATATTTCTCACTAAACAGCCCCAGAACCTTCCCCTATGGAGTCCGTTCCCCGGGAATTGCTGGGTGGGTGTGACGGCTTTGAATGATGCTCAATTACTTCTGGCCGAGACGCAATTTGAGCAGATTAAGGCAAGCATTAAGTTTCTTAGCCTGGAGCCATTAAAGAACCAGTTAGATGTAATCAAATACATGAAACAACCGCTATGCAAGGTGATGGTCATAGCAATACAACAAACGACAATAAAGCACTTTCTTACCTCATTGCCTGTCGCAAAGATTAAGGATGCTATGGCACTGGCTTGTTCCACAAAGCCAAATGACCCCGAAAATGCCCTGAGATATTTCTGTGGTATTTGTTGGAATTGGATTAAGAAACCAGAAACGAGGAATTGGTAATATGCCGAATAGAATAATCAAGGAATCTATCTGGACATCACCAAATCTAAATGAGCTGTCTGACCTAGCCGAGAGACACTTCTATCGCATCTTACTTCTGCCAGATGATTTTGGTTGCTGTGAGGTGACACCACTTGTCGTCAAGGGGCGGTGTTATCCCCTCAAGCCTGCCGTCTTAGTGGAAAATATAGATATCTGGCAACAGGAACTAGAGGATAAAGGCTTGATTGTTCGATGGAATGATAATGGCAGGCAATATGCGATATTCCCTTCCTTTGGCAAACATCAGCGCATCCGCTCACTACATCAAAGGAGAACCCCTATACCACCTGATGATGTTATGTCACAACTTGACGGCACCTGTCGTCAAATGACAGCAAATGACCGCCCTAATCCTATTCCTAATCCTATTCTTAATCATAATCATAATCAGGATACCCCCCTTAATCCCCCCACAGTCTCTTTGTCCTTAGAACAAGTAATAGAAGTTTACGAAAAGAACATCTGCCTTCCCGGAACAACCATCAATGAAGAGACAGAGAACGAATTAAAGATCGCTGTCCAACAGTTTTCCGCACCCTGGGTTATTGATGCCATCCGGGAAGCGTGCCTGCAGAATAACCCGACATTGAGATATATAGGCGGGATTCTGAGAACCTGGCGGAAAGAAGGAAAACCATTATAAAGCAAAGACAGAGCTAAGGAGGAGTAAATGGGTGAAATATATATGACTTGTGGGCATAAAGCCATAGGTGATGAGTGGGAGAGGGGTTATTACTGGAAAGAATGGGATGGGGCATTAAGTTATGGAAGCCTATGTTCCAAGTGTGTCCCTATTTACCGAGCTGTTGAGGTGAGTTCATTTGAAGAGGCTGAGCAATTACTTATAAATGATTCAGGCGTTACTCTGCAAGATATTTGTGCTAGTTGGGAGGGGGCAAAACGGGAAACTAAAGTAATAGATGGTATCCCATTTGATATTGTAGAAATACCATCTAAGGAGGAGTATGAAGCCAAAGATATTAACAATGGCAGAAATCAATAGAATCCGTGTCGAGAAATCCAAAGATGATAGTGGTGAAACAGTCACAGAGAGAAGTTGCCTTTGGGGATAAAGCAGCACACTCTCGGTCTTGACCATTATGACAAAGAGGGTAACGAAGTAATGGTACATCAGTCTGATTGCTTGAAGTGTAAAGTGGAATCCCTGAAGTCCAAATGATGAAAACTAAACTGAGGAAAAGCGACCAATTATTCAGCAAGTTCATCCGGCAAAGAGACAACTTCACCTGCCAGAGATGTGGGCGGGTCTTTCCTGATGGTGG